GCAGTGGCTCAATGAAGTCACCAACATCATGTTGACCGTATTCCAAAAGTCCAACACTTACCGCGCGTTGCACGCGATGTATGAAGAGCTTGGCACCTTTGGCACCGCGTCCTGTTTGGTGATGCCCGACTTTGATAACGTGATTCACCTGTTCCCGCTCACCATTGGCGAATACGCTATTGCTACCAACTGGAAAGGCGAAGTCACCACGCTTTATCGCGAATTTCAAAAGACCGTTCACGAAGTAGTCGAAGAGTTCGGCATCGACAAGGTGTCGCCGTCCACACGTTCGATGTTTGAACGCGGATCACTGGATCAATGGATCACTATCATTCATGCGATAGAGCCGCGCGCCGATCGTGATCCGAACAAAAAAGACGATTTGAATATGCCTTGGCGTTCGGTCTACTTTGAAGTTGGATCAAACCCAAACACCTACCTGCGCGAGTCTGGCTTTAACCGATTCCCTGCTGTTTGTCCGCGCTGGGCAACTTCGGGTGGCGACATCTACGGCAACAGCCCAGGCATGGAAGCCTTAGGTGATATTAAGCAATTGCAACACGAACAATTGCGTAAAGCCCAAGGCATCGATTACAAAACCAACCCACCTTTGCAAGTGCCAACGTCCATGAAAAACCGTGACGTTGAACGCTTACCAGGTGGTGTGACTTATGTTGACGTTGCTGGTGGAAGCCAGGGCGTTAAAACCGCGTTCGAAGTGAACCTCGACCTGTCCCACCTGCTCGCTGATATTCAAGACGTACGGCACCGCATAGAGGGATCTTTCTATGCGGATCTTTTTCTGATGTTGGCTAATCAGTCCGATGCCAGAATGACCGCGACCGAAGTGGCAGAACGACACGAAGAAAAGCTATTGATGCTCGGCCCTGTGCTGGAACGATTACAAAACGAGCTACTGGATCCGTTGATCGAGATTACCTTCGATCAAATCATGGCGGCCGGTATCGTGCCACCTCCACCCGAAGCGATGCAAGGCCACGACATCAACGTCGAGTTGGTCAGTATGTTGGCCCAAGCGCAAAAAGCCGTTGGCACTAACAGTATTGACCGCTTTATTGGCACGATCGGCTCGGTGGCGCAGTTCAAGCCGGAAGTGTTGGACAAGATCGACGGCGACAAACTGACTGACATATATTCCGATTCGCTGGGCGTTGATCCTCGGATCTTGCTAGGGGATGACAAAGTAGCGGCCTTGCGCCAGCAACGCGCCCAAGCCCAGCAACAAGCAACTCAAGCGGCCATGATGAATCAAGGTGCGGATACCGCACAGAAACTAGCCAGCGCAAAAACCACAGATCCCAGCCTTTTAACCGATGCAACCGCCGCGTTTAGCGGCTACACCTAAGGAGTTTTAATCATGCCCAACTTGCTATTTGGTAAACAAAACTATACGAAAGAAATTACCCAACAAGGAGAACTGACCGGCGAAGCCGTCACCACCAGCGACTCAACAGACTTACCTAACGGCCCTTGTTTTGCGATTAACGTCACGAGTGCGGGAAATGTCAACGTCAACTTGGCGGGCGGAGGCACAGCGGTGTTGACTGGGTTATCCGCTGGACAAACTGTGCGGATCAACGCATCAAGAATCTTGACAACCAGCACTACTGCGACAGGCATCAACGCACTGTACTTAGCGTGCGACTTGTAAGGAGGTAAAGCCATGCAATCGACACCCCCCCCGTTTATTCAAGACCTCAACTGGTACACCCCGATCAGGGACATCCAGGTGGTAACACCGAGTGATGCCTCCGACTTGCCAAACGGGGTTTGCCGCGCGTTAATTTTTAACGGCACTGGCAACCTCAGGTTTATTACACCGGGCGACACCACTGTCACGTTGGCAATCAGCGCCAACTGGTTTGGCGTGCAGTACATCATGGCCAAGAAGGTGTTGGCGACAGGTACGACGATGGCCGCCAATACTATTTATGCGTGCTACTAGGGGATCAAAATGACCACATACTTAAAGCAAGGAACAGAAGCCCTTCATAGCATCACAACGGGAGCGTTGGTAGGGATGATGGGGGCTGATGGTAAAGAATATCTGCTGCCAGTAGGGCAGACTACGGTTTACAACCCCGCATCGGTTGCTGTTACCGGTGGCACGGTAAACGGCGCAACTATTGGGCAGACCACCCCAGCCGCGGTAAAAACGTCAAACTTTGCCGCGACCTACACCGATTCATCGGCAACACCGGGAAACGCGACTAACAACTCGCCCCGTGGTAGGGCAGCGTTTGCCGCAACGGGATCATCGGTGGTAATCACCAATTCACTAGTCACCGCAACATCAACAATCTTGGTGTCGCTTGGAGGAACAGACGCGACGTTGACTTCCATTCGCGTTACTGCCGCCGCTGGATCTTTTACCGTGACAGGCAACGCGGCCGCCACCGCCATTACCAAATTTGATTTCCTCGTGGTGAACTAACATGGCTTTAGTCAGCATGAAAAAAGAACCCGACAACGAGCCGATGGAAGCGGGATTGACCGAAGACTACGGTTACGGGCTTTGCCTTAGTTTGGATGAGGATCAATGCAACGCCTTGGGAATCACCACGTTACCGGAACCAGGCCAAACGGTGATGATCCGCGCTAAATGTACCGTGGTTCGCACCATGATCGAGAACGATGGTGAAGGCCCAGAAAACCACATGACCTTACAAGTGACGGACATGGAGCTGGGCGCAGTGGAAGGCAACGCTGATAAAGCGTCGATGCTTTACGCCGACTGATGCACTTACCGCACACAATGCAGATTAGATTGAAACCATGACACAACGAGATCAGATAGACCCTTTTGCAGTAGAAGACGCGCAGCACGCACTCGCAGAACGCGCGAAATTTGAAGGTGAAATGGAAATAGCGGATCTCAAGTGGCTAATGAGTAACAAGCGGGGGCGTCGATTCGTTCACCGCTTGCTCGAACGCGCAGGGGTTTGGCGGCTCTCTTTCAACACCAACGCATTGTCGATGGCCTTTAACGAAGGCACGCGCAATGAAGGGTTGAGATTGTTGGCCCAATTGACTGAACACTGCCTGGATCGCTACAGCGAAATGCTTAAGGAACAAAAAGAATGACGACTGAAACGCTAGTGACTGACGGCCAAACTACAAACACCGCCGACGGACAAACGACTGCTGACACCGCAACCGATACCACCACGGCATCGACCGAAGGCCAGCAAACACAGGCGCAAGATGCGGACACAACAACGACCGAAGGTGAGAAAACCACCGAAGGCGACGAAGGCAAAGCCGAAGAAAAACAAGGCGCACCTGAACAGTACGAATTCAAAGCCCCCGAAGGTGAAGCGTTTGATAACGCGGTCATTGAGGCTTATTCGGAAGTCGCTAAGGAGTTGAACCTGTCCAATGACGATGCCCAAAAGCTGCTCGATAAGGTGGCCCCTGTTATTCAGGCCCGCCAATTAGAGCGCATCGAAGCGGTCAAGACCGAGTGGGAAACCGCTTCCAAGTCCGATAAAGAATTCGGTGGCGATAAGCTCAACGATTCTTTAGGCACCGCAAAAAAGGCACTTGATGCCTTCGGCACGCCAGAGCTAAAAGCCCTGTTAAACGAGTCCGGCTTGGGCAATAACCCGGAAGTTATCCGGTTTATGGTTCGCGCAGGAAAAGCAATTAGTGAGGACAAATTTGTTGGTGGTCGCCCTGCGACACCTAGCGGAAACCTTGCAGACAAACTGTATTCAAACCAAAAATCATAGGAGCTAAACAATGGCGACTCTATCATCCGGCGCGTTGACCCTTGCAGATTGGGCAAAGCGTCTTGATCCAGACGGCAAGGTGCCAATCGTGGCCGAGCTGTTATCACAGTCAAACGAAATTTTGGAAGACGCGGTATTCTCAGAAGGCAACTTGCCAACTGGCCACCGTGTTGTGATCCGTACCGGTTTGCCAACCGCTTACTGGCGTTCGATCAACCAAGGTATCCCAACCAGCAAATCAACTACCGTCCAAGTGGATGAGGCGGTGGGTATGCTTGAAGCCTACGCGCGGGTGGATAAAGACTTGGCAGAATTGAACGGCAATACCGCTGCGTTCCGTTTGAGCGAAGACACTGCGTTCTTGGAAGCAATGAACCAAGCACAAGCGTCAACCATGCTTTATGGCAATCCTTCAACAGATCCTCGTCAATACTTGGGCTTGGCTGCACGGTATGGTGCGATCTCAGGCGCGGGTAACGCGGCCAACATCATCGACGCTGGCGGTACAGCATCAAACAACACTTCGATCTATTTAGTTGTGTGGGGTGAAAACACGGTTTTCTGTACATTCCCTAAAGGCTCGAAAGCTGGTTTGATCCACGAAGATCAAGGCATCTTGACCGTGTACGACGGCAACAACAACCCGTTCCAAGCGTACCAAACCCATTACCAATGGAAAAATGGCTTGGTCGTAAAAGACTGGCGCTATGTGGTGCGTATCGCAAACATCAACACCGCCAACTTGGTGGCTGAATCTTCGGCTGCTGACTTGGTTAAATTGATGAGCCGCGCATTGGATCGTATCCCTAACTTTGGTATGGGCCGCGCCGCGTTCTATATGAACCGTACTGTGTACTCAATGTTGCGTATTCAAGCCTTGAACAAATCGCAAAACGCGATTGATGTTCAACAAGGTTTGAACCAATTCGGCACACCACAATCATGGACACAGTTCGAAGGTGTCCCGTTGCGTCGTGTGGATCAGATTTTGAACACCGAAGCGCGCGTCGTTTAATAGGAGAGCCAAAATGTTTGTAGATAATAATTTACTTGTTTCTGGTTCGGTGTCTGCGGCTAACGTTATCACCGGCCAAACAGTAACCGGCACCGGCAACGTCTGGTCAACCAACGCCATTGACCTCTCGCAAAATAGAGATATTGGTGAAGGTTTGGACGTATTCGCGCGCATCCAGGCTACCGTTGCACAAGCAGGTGCAACTTCGGTCGAGGTGCAAGCAATCACCGCTGACGACGCGGGTTTAACAACCAACGTCACCGTGTTGGCAACCACCGGAGCATTGGCTATCGCTAAATGGTCGGCAGGTGCGCGACAAGCGATCAAATTGTCTGGCGTATTGAACAGCAAAGGCCAGAGATATTTGGGCATTCGCTATGTGATCGTGGGAACCTCGTCCGCTGGCGCATTTGTTGCAGACTTTGGTATCGGCGCTCAAGGCGGCGGCGCGTTCTATCCATCCGGTTTCACCGTTCTTTAAGGGGTAGAACATGGCGCAATATAGAGTCTTGGAAAAATCATTCATCAACAACGCGTTGGTTGAAGAAGGCGCAACCGTCGAATATGACGGTGAAGTCGCAAGCAACCTGGAGTTGATCGAAGAACCAAAAGCCACCAAAGGCAAAGCGGCCTCACAAACTGCTGACAGCTTGGTGTAAGACCTCACGGTCAATGCAATAAAAGACAGGGGCTAAGGCCCCTGTTTTCACATAAGGGGTAATGAATTTATGGCAACCGAAGTTGATATTTGCAATCTTGCCCTGGCACACCTGGGCGACACGGCCACCGTGGCTAGTTTAGATCCCCCCGAAGGATCAGCCCAAGCCGAACACTGCGCGCGCTTTTATCCAATTGCACGCGACGGATTATTGGAGATGTACGCATGGGGCTTTGCGACCAAGCGCGTGCAACTTGCTCTACTCTCGAATGGCTGGCCGGAGTGGGATTATGCCTACGCGCAGCCGTCCGATGCGGTCAGCGTCATTGCGGTACTGCCGCCATCCGCTACTGACGATTACAGTCAAGCCTTGGTGAATGTTCCCGTGGTATCAGCGGGTGGATCGTATGTACCACAACCGTTTTCATGCGAGATCAACAACGACGGCACGCCGGTCATTTTGACCGATCAGGAGGATGCCGTGCTGCGTTACGCCGCGCTGGTGTCCGACACCGGCAACTTCTCGCCGCTCTTTATCACGACATTGAGTTGGTACCTTGCATCGATGTTGGCAGGCCCTTTGATTAAGGGCGACGCGGGCGCGGCCGAGGCCAAACGCTGCTTGGCAATGGTGCAAAACTTCCTATCGCAAGCGATGGAATCTGACGCAAGCCAACGCCGTGTTGACATAGCGCAAAAAGTCGGCTGGATCCAAGGCAGATAACTATGGCAAACATCAGAACACTACAACGCTCGTTTGCCGGGGGCGAGATCAGCCCAGAAATGTTTGGCCGGATTGATGACAACAAGTATCAAGCGGGTTTGGCAACGTGTCGTAACTTTGTCGCCAAACCTCAAGGCCCTATTGAAAACCGACCAGGCTTTGCCTTCGTGCGCGAGGTGAAGGATTCCACCAAGAAGGTGCGCTTGATCCCGTTCACCTACTCGACGACACAAACCATGATCCTGGAAGTGGGCGCGGGTTACTTCCGGTTTCACACGCAAGGCGCTACCTTGATGAGTGGCGGCGTACCGTATGAGATCGCAAGTCCTTACGCCGAAGCGGATCTGTTCGATCTGCACTATGTACAGTCGGCCGACGTATTGACCATCGTCCACCCGAACTACGCACCGCGCGAACTCAAACGCTTGAGTGCAACCAACTGGACGTTGACCACAATCTCGTTTGCTGCGCCGATTGCTGCGCCAGCTTCCCCAACGGCCACCGCCACGACCGTGGGATCCCCAACAACCACGATGGACTACTCGTATGTGATTACTGCGATCGCGTCGGATGAGGTGTCGGAGTCTTCCCAATCGGAGGCGGCAACCTGTACCAATAACCTGTTTACCACCGGGTGTTACAACACGATTGCATGGTCAGAGGTTTCCGGGGCGGCACGCTATAACGTCTATAAACAACAAGGCGGCTTGTACGGGTACATCGGACAAACCACCACCACCTCGCTTAAGGATGACAACATCGCGCCGGATATGGGCAAAACCCCGCCGATTTACGACAACGTGTTCGCCGCATCGGGCGATTATCCTGGCGCGGTGTCCTACTTTGAACAACGACGCGCGTTTGCCGGAACCAACAACAAACCGCAAAACATCTGGATGACCAAATCCGGCACCGAATCGGTGATGAGTTACAGCTTACCGATCCGCGATGATGACCGAATCTCGTTCCGTGTGGCGGCGCGCGAAGCCAACACCATTCGGCACATTGTCCCGTTGACACAACTGCTGCTTTTGACGGGGGCGGCCGAGTGGCGGGTATCTTCGCTGAACTCTGACGCGATTACACCAACCACGATCTCGGTGCGGCCGCAATCGTATGTGGGTGCAAGCAACGTGCAGCCGGTGATTATCAACAATACGTTGTTGTATGGCGCGGCGCGCGGCGGGCATATCCGCGAATGTGCTTACAACTGGCAAGCGAACGGCTTTATCAGTGGCGATTTGTCGTTGCGATCGGCGCACCTGTTCGATTCTTACGAAGTCACCGACATGACCTACGCCAAAGCACCGCAACCGGTGGTGTGGTTTATCTCATCGTCGGGTAAATTGCTGGGCCTAACCTATGTACCAGAACAGCAAATCGGTGCATGGCATTGGCACGATACCGACGGCACGTTTGAGACGTGCGCGGTCGTGGCCGAAGGCGCCGACGATCGCTTGTATTGTGTGGTCAACCGCACCATTGGCGGCGTAACCAAACGCTATGTGGAACGTATGGGCAGCCGTGCGTTTGTCGATCCGGCCGATGCGTTCTTTGTCGATTGCGGCTTGACCTATTCCGGCACAGCGGCAACGACCATCAGCGGCTTGTCGCATATCGAAGGTAAAACCGTGAACATCCTAGCCGATGGCGCGGTACACCCGCATCGCGTGGTCAGTGGCGGCGCAATCACGCTCGACCAAGCAGCCAGCAAGGTGCAGATTGGTTTACCAATCACGGCCGACGCGCAAACCTTACCGCTGGCGGCGGCAATCGATAACAGCTACGGACAAGGGCGATTTAAGAACGTCAACAAAGTATGGCTGCGCGTGTTTAGATCGTCGGGGATCTTTGTCGGGCCAGATGCCGACAACCTGGTCGAAGCGAAACAGCGGACTACCGAAGCCTATGGCACACCACCCGCGCTTAAAAGCGATGAGATCCAAGTGGTACTCACCCCAACGTGGGCGGCCAGCGGACAGGTGTTTATCAGACAATCCGATCCCTTGCCGCTGACCTTGGCCAGTATGACGTTTGAAGTAGCACTAGGGGCTTGATGCACTTAGGAGGAACCCGAAGGGTTATGGTTTAAGCCAATATCCTTCGGAGTTTTAGACATGACAGTTCAAGGAATCGGGGCGCCGTCCTTTAGCGGGTTAAATGGTGGCGGACTGGGTGGCCTTGGCGCAGCGTCGCTAATCTCAAGCGTAGGTGGCCTTTTCTCATCTGCGATCGGCGGCTTTTTTAGCGCAAAGACCAACAAATACAATCTTCAAGCCCAAGCGATTACCGCCGACACCAACGCGCGTATTGCTGAACTAGGCGCGCAATCGGCGCTCATGCAGGGCCAACAAGAGGTTGGGAAACTCACCTTCAAAGCTGGACAGCTCAAGAGTTCGCAACGCGTCGCGTTGGCGGCCAACGGCGTTGATCTGGGTGAAGGTAGCGCGGCCGAGATCCAAGCCTCTACCGACATTATGAAAGAGGTTGATGCCAACACCATTTTGGCCAACTCAGTGCGAACTGCTTGGGGGTACCGGATGGATGGCACCAATTACACTAACAAAGCATTGATGGCGCGAAGCGATGCCAGCGCGATCAGCCCTTGGATGGCAGGTGCCGGTTCGCTTTTAGGTGGAGCGGGAAGTGTTGCGGATAAGTGGTACTCCCTTAACAAAGAAGGCGCGCTAAAAGGTACGCCGTTTGCTTTTGGGGGATAAGTAATGCCTAGAGTCCCTACCTATGAAAACTTCCAGGCAACGTCTAACACCCTACCGCAATCCTATGTAGACGCGCCGCAATCAAGAATAGATGCTGGCAGTACCGGCAAGATGATTGGCCAAGGCTTAAGCAACTTAGGCGATGGCCTAAACCAAGTGGCGATGAACATGGCTATTGAAGCCAACCAACTGCGCCTTGATGATGCCTCGAACCAAGCGCGGGAAGTTGCGCGCAAATTGCAATTTGATAAAGACAGCGGCTATATCAACTTGAAGGGAAAGGACGCACTTGATCGTCCAGACGGCCAATCGCTTACCGACGAATACGGTGGCAAGCTGCAAGAAAGCTTATCGCAAATTAGCCAATCGCTTGGCAACGATGCCCAGCGCGCCGCTTTCGCTCACTTTTCCAATGGGTTTTTAACCGGGTTCAAAACCGACGTTGATCGGCACTTTATCCAAGAATCCACCACCTACGGATTGTCAGTTGCCGAAGGCGCGCAAAAAGGCGCGATGGATGACATCGCCTTGAACTGGAACAATCCAGCGGTAATCAACGACGCGGTGACACGAATCCAGGCGGAAACCTATCGCCAAGCCAAACTGCAAGGCAAATCGGCCACCTGGCAAGAAGCCCAATCCAAGGCGCTCACCAGCTCCGCGCACAAACTTGGCTTGATGACCGCATTAGAAAACAACGATCCGTTGTATGCCGAAGCCTACTTAAAACGCTACGCCTCGCAAATGAACGCGGACGACATCCTGTTTGTGAAAGGACATATCACTAAAGAGGTGGACAACCACGTTGGTATGACCGCTTCGGCCGAAGTCATTAGCAAGATGCAACCCCGAATCCAAACCAGTGACAGTGAGCGCGCGTTTAACATTTTGGTGGACAAGCTGGAAGGCGGCACTAATCCCGATGGCAGTTTTAAAACCAGTCCAAAGGGTGCAGTAGGCCCAGGGCAAGTGCTGCCGACCACCGGGCCGGAAGCCGCAAAACTTGCGGGACTGCCTTGGGATGAAAACAGATTTAGAACAGACGCGAACTACAACAAAGCCCTCGGCTTGGCATATTTCCAAAAGCAATTACAAAACAACGGCGGCGATATGGAGAAAGCCTACGCCGCGTACAACGCTGGCCCAGGCGCGTTGAAAGAAGCCGTTAAGCGGGCCGACAAAGAAGGCGGCAAATGGTTGACCTATTTGCCGACTGAAACCCAGAACTACGTAACGAAAGGGGTCGCAGCATACAACGCTGGCGACGGCAAACCACCACGCCCAACCTTCGCTGAAATTGACGACGCACTGCGAAGCGATCCAAGGATCGCCAATCACCCAGAACGCTACAAGATCGCGCGCGCGGATGCCAAAGCGCGGTTTGAAGAGCAAACCCAAGCGATCAAACAACGCGACGACGAAGCGGTGGCAACTGCCATGCGCGGCGTATTGCAGAACGGCGGCCGCTTTAGCGACTTGCCGCAAAACGTACGCGCTGCCGTACCACCAAAAGAGATCGATTCGGTCATTAACTTTGCTCAAAAGATCTCTAAAGGCGATGACACCACAAGCCCTTGGCTCTACTCCAAGCTGGCCAACGATCCGATGAAAGATCCGCTGACGGGTGAAGCAATGTCTGACGTGGCGTTTTTCAAATACAGACGCGAACTATCGGACTCGGATTTCAAACACTTTGCAGACGAGCGCGCCAAACGCAATGGCAACTTGGCCGGTGCCAACGGCCCAGGCGATTTGAACAGCACAGCGATCAAGCAGAACATCGATTCCAACTTGTCGCAGCTTGGCATCAATCCAAGCCCTAAGCACAGCGACACCGCCGCCAGCGGCCGCGATGGTGCGATCCGTAAATTCGTCAACGATTACTTTGTCGCCGCGCAACGCGAAGCCGGTAAGAAATTCACCGATGCCGAAGTCGCGCAGCACGTCAATTCCTTGTTCCTGAAAAACCAAACCATCAAAGGGTTTATCTCCGGCTATTCAGGCTCAATGCTGGGCATGAAGCAAAGCGATCTTCCTGACGGCACCGTGAAAGAAATCAAAGCCGCGCTGAAAGCCGCAGGCAACAACAGCCCAACCGAAGGGCAAATCTTAGAACACTATTGGTTAAGCCAGGTTACTAAACGATGAGCGAAGAAAACAATAATCAAGAAAACTTCGACAACCCAAACCCAGCGCAAGCCGCGCGCGTCGGATACTTCGGGGCTTTTGATACCAACCCTGATGCGTTTGCAGAGGCGCAGCGTGTTGCGCGTCGTGTTGGGGTTTCGCCGGATTTAGTCATGGCGCAGCCGCAAGAAGCCAAAAAACAAGCGGCGATGGGATCGATTGATTTTGAAACCCTGGCCAAGACCAACCCTGCAACTTCGCTTGTTCTTGCAAACGTTGACCACGCAAAAATCGCGCATGACGACATCAACAACCTGACCGATTTTGAAAACGCGCTTTCCTATATGGGCGCGTCTGGTCGTGCAGGGATGCGAGATCTTGCCGCCGCCGGTGCCAAGTTGCTCGACGCGGCCAACCCATTCACCACCAGCGATGAGGATCTCGCGGTGTTGTATAAGAACGATCCAGAAGGTTTAAAGCGCCAGCGCGAACAAGGTGCAACGGCGATCTTGTCACGCTTTGCGCGTAACCAGACAAAGCAAGCCGACGAGATCATGCAAGGAATCCCGCAACAGACCAAAGATTCCTACGGCGCGATGGAATACCAAACGCTAGATCCTGACAAGGCGGCGTATCTTCACCCAGTCAAAGTGGTGAGTGATGTAATCCGCTCGATGCCAACCACGATGGCTTTGGCACTAACGGCCTTCTTAACTAAAGGCGCTTCTACCAAAGCCTACACTAGCGCGATTGAATCCGGCCTGTCCGAAGAAGCCGCACGCAAGGCCGCAATCGACGCGGCTACGCATCTCGCCTCACGCTTTGGCGCAGGATCGGAAGGTGCTATTGGCTACGCGCAACAGTACAACTCAACGCAACAACAAGTCGAAGCGTTGCCGTTTGCAACCCTTGAAAAATCCCCAGAGTTTCAAAAACTGGTTGCGTCGGGCTTTGATCCCAACGCTGCGCGGATCTTCCTATCGGCCAAAGCAGGTGAGCAATCCGGCGTAGGCGCGGGCTTGGTTGACGCGGCAACTAGCGGCATCGGCGGTCACTACCTAGGCAAGATCCTTGGCGAAGGCGGAAATGTGCTGCCTCGAATCGGCAAGGGCTTTGCAAACGAAGCCATAACCGAAACCGTGCAAAGTGGCGGCGAACAGTTTTCTGAAAACCTGGCTATCCAGCAAAACGCCAACCCAGAGCAATCGCTGTCCGCCAACGTGGTGGAAGGCATGTTGCAAGGCTTCGCTGTGGGCGGGCTTACCGGCGGCGCGGTTTCCGGCTTGGTCGGTCGCGTGGGCAAGGAAGAAAAGAAACTGGCCGAAACGGACAAGGCCGCACAAACCATTGGCGACATCAACACGCTATCGACCGACAGCAAGGTGCGCCCAAGATCCACCGAGGTATTCCGGGACTTTATCAAGGGCGCAAAAGAAGAAGGCCCTGTCAATCAGGTGTATATCGACGCTGGCGCGCTAATGCAATCGGGCGTGGCAGATCAAGTTGCAGAGCTTTCACCTTCGGTTGCGGAGCAATTAAAAGTCGCGCAGGAAACCGGCGTAACCACAATGAATATCGCGATCCCAGTGGAAGAGTACGCCGCTGCAATCGCACCCACCGAATACGCGCAATCGCTTTTTGAACACCTGAAAACCGATCCCGAAGGTTTTACCGTGGCTGAGAAAAAGGAAGCCATGCAAGGCGATCGTTTGGACGAGTTGGGCAAAGAGTTCGAGAAAGCCGTAGAGCAAGACAACAAAGACAGCGAGTTCCAGCAATCAAGCGAACGCTTGCGGAAAATGCTATTAGACCAGCACAACGCGCTTGGTCATTTTCAGAACGACACTAACAAGCAATATGCCGCGCTTTGGTCGCACCGCTTTGATACGTTGGCCGAA